TGAAAATTTCTGCCTCTGTAAAGGAAGTCGAGGATATAGATTGTGGTATCTAGTACCCATGTGTTGAATTGTTTCATTTGTTTGTCATCCAATCTAATACTTCATTTGGTAACTTACCAACTCTGGGGTCAGAGTCTTTGATTGTGTGAGGATCCATCTCACCCTTGGGAAGATAAGTAAGTTCACGCAATGATCTAACTGAGGGATCAGTTGTAACATTAGTGGGAAGTCGTCCAAGAGCGACATTATCATAGTTAAGTTGATGCCTGTCAAATGTAGCGAGTTCATATTCTTCAGTCATCGATAAACAATTTGTAGGACAGTATTCTACACAGTTACCGCAGAATATACATGCTCCAAAATCTATCGAGTAGTTTCTTAATTCTTTTTTCTTCGTTTCTTTATTCATCACCCAATCGACCACTGGGAGATTGATGGGGCATACTCTTACACATACCTCACATGCTATACACTTATCAAACTCATAGTGTATGCGACCACGATATCTTTCTGATGGTATTAATTTCTCATAAGGATACTGTACCGTTACAGGTCTACGACCCATGTGAGAAAGTGTTACAGAGAAACCTTGTAACAAATATTTAGCAGCGTCCTTAATTTCTTTAAGGTATTCAAATACTCGTTTCATCATCTATCAGTACCTTATGTGCGGTTCCATGACCATCATAGTCATCGCTATCATAGAATCCACCCTTAGTTCCAAAAAAGAGTGTTAGACCTACGAAAGGTAATGCTGCAAAAATTAATACTGTTCCTAGTTCCACTTACTTTTTAAAATACTTGTTTACTATATCGATTTGATCTTGATACTTTGCAATCATATCGAGTTCAGTTTCAATTGCTTCTACAATATTAGAGTGTTCACCTATCCCTGCAGGATTTGTCAAGTAAACTTCCACATTTGCTACATGCTTTTGTATATCCCCTTGAGCATGTGCTAGAAGTGCTTTAATCAGTTGTTCTCTCATACATTTTATCGAGTCTCATAGTATGTAGTATCAAAAAGATGCCTCTTCCATTGCAGGTACATTTATGTCTTCAACCACTGAATACGTTAAATCTTCTTTCCAGTAAGAGTAATATATTTTACTCCATACAACATCAAACTCTTCTTGATTAAGGTTTTTAAATAAACATTTATCTTCTAAGTAGATGTGATAAGATTTCATGTGATCATTAACATTGCGTGTTTTAATTCTTTTGCATGTGCAAGTTCATCCTCTGCAATTTCTGCAATCTTAGTATCCTCTGGATGCCATACACTATACTTAGTATAGGTTTCATAAGCATGCTGTTCGATTTTCATATTGATATCGTAAGCATCTATTGGATCAATGAGGTAGTAAGCAACCATAATCCAATAATAAAGAAGAACCAAGTGTTTAGCGAAGAATCTGTCGATCCAAAACTCATTGCCTCCACGAGTCTCCATCTCTTCCAAATGTTCTGTTTCATTGAGTGCCTGATAAAAATGTTCCTTCATCAAGTATATATGTTCCTCTCCTCTTAATCCAAGAGATTCTCTAAAATGTAATACACTGATAAATGAGAAGTAAGGTGCTCTAGCAATAACTTCTAGAACCCAGAACCTCTGAAAGTCTCTACCTCTGTAGAGAAAGTCGAGGATGTAAATTGTTATATCCAAGACCCAAGTATTGAATTTCTTCATACCCATGCATAATTGATTGAAGCAAAAACTGCTACAGATATGATTCCAAATAGAATAGTAGTTGACTTGATAGGTAAGTTTTTCATACGTCCTCCCGTAGTATTTCATACAAAGAATAAGGATGCCCCTGTAGATAAGGGACATCCTCTCTTGCATATTGTGCTGCTTGCCATGTGTCTTCTGCATATTCGCAGATGTGGTGCTCGACATGTTGACTATCGTGCCAAGCGAGTGTGTAATGGTGCATGATCCTTTTCAATTCCGTTACATATTATATAGTATAGCACACTAGGTATAATTACGCATTAATGTGTGGACTCGCTAACTTACTCGAATTACTCCAACCAGCATAGGAAAATCTTTTTCTACCTCGACTTGAACAAACCAATCCATGTCAGGTTTATTTGTTTTAAATGTAACCACAGGACCCATTAATTCTGTGTGTCCATAGTAATTGTAATCTATATCCACAAACTCAGCAGTGACATCAAACTCTAGTAAATGATCTTTCATTTTTTCAAAAGATGCTTCTACATTTGATTTGGTTAGTTTCATTTGAATGTGCCCCAATAGTTCAAAAAATTTTAATTCCATTTATTATTCGATTCTTTCTTTTTCTCCTCTACGAAATTTAATTCAATTCCCTTAAGAGATAAAAGAATTATCTTTGATTCAGTCATTTTTTTACTATAAAAAACAACTGGTTCATTCAGTCCTGAATCGCCACTCATTAATCAACCTCCTCATTTGTTGGTTTACCAAATGTTTTATACTCTAGTTGTTGTTTTAGAAATTCAACTTGGAGTTTTAAACTTTTGTTTTCTTTTTCTAAATCTTCAATGTGTTTTTCGTAAACAGTAATCATGTGTTCAGCGTTAGATAATTTTACTTCAATATCCCAATCCATCACTCATCATCTAATTATTTAAACATTTAATGTCCGCTTAAGGTTTGCTTAACAGTTCTTATTGAGATCTTCTGCCATGCTGCCACCAATCTCTGCACCTTGATTGCCTGAGAACATTGTTACCCAACCAGCAGCCACCCAACCAATAATAGGGATGTTAGCAACACTGGGAGCAACACTAGCACCAACACTGGAACCCACCAACCTACCTGTGTTTTCTCCTGCTCCGACTGCTTTGATACATGCTTCTGATCTTCCGTCTGAGTTTGTTGTTGTGATTGGTTTTGTGTGAACTGCACCGTCCATCGTGTACTGTTCAGTGACCGTAGTTGTGTTGTTACCCAGTCCCAGAAACCCTGCTTTGGTTTTAATATCCCGTTCCACATGCATCACCTTGGGATCGTTTGCACGATAACTGATTTTATATCCATCTCTTCCTACTTCTGCTTCGTATGATGTATAAGGACCAACAGGAACATTGATACTAGGTAAATCACTCTTACGATTGATAAGAGTTCCAATCATACCAATGTGGGAGAGACCAATGACTCCCCCTAATCCAATAATGATTAACCTAGACCACTTGTTATTCATGCCTTATCCTTCTTTGGTGGTTGTGGTGATAGAACTAATGGTGCCTGTTCAATTCTGATAGTCTGAGCAGGTGCTGCCTGAGTTGCTTTCTCAATCAACTTCTCCATATCTGCCTTTGATACTGCACCTCCTGGTCCACTACCTCCGCCCATTTTCATTGTACCATCACCTCTTTTCTTAGCCGTCTCAATCCCGAAAGTAGCCAAAACCCCTGTAAATACTGAAGCTATGAAGGTTGGATCAATCTTATCTTTCTCATAATTTGGGATTGTCACATAGTTTAACGACAGTATGGCTCCTGACCAAAAAAGAACAATTATTCTTACTAATACACTTAGCAGTTCTAACTGTTCTTCTTTGTCTGTTGCTAACTCCTTTAGTCTACCTAAAGGACCTTGTGGTTTTTTCTTTATGTCTTCTGTCATGAGATCAAGATATCTACACTATATAGACATCTTAATTTTAGGTTAGAAGGGTGAAGTAGGAGCAGTAGGTAATGGTAAAGCAGGTTCTTCCATAGGACTTTCCATGTCTGGAACGATACCTCCAAGTGCTCCTCCACCGAGACCTCCTGGTATAACTGATTCCATCACTTTGCTTTTGACGTTTTCGATAATCGCATCCTTGCGTATGAATACGTAACCAGCAACACCAACAACGGTGAGAGATACAACCCCACTTGCAATAGCGATTCCATTTACGATTTTTTGTAACATAATACTATTTAATTAGATTTACTATAGTATGCTTCATAATATTTCACAAGTCCAGATGTTGTAACCTGCTTGCTTACCCAATCATCAGCACACTCATATATTGACCTGTTGTCATCAAATT